CTCGTATAGGACTGTGGTGAGGGCAAACTTGTAAGCGAGAAATCCCACGAAAGTAGCTCCATAATCAAAGTCAAACGCGAAAGGTGCGTTATTCCACGACACTTCAAAAGCAGCGGCACATAATGGTGCCAAAAACTCCTTCTGAATTGCCGAATTTTCAAACTTGTCCACCCTATCTGATAGAAGAGTCACATACGCGTACGAGGCGGCAGCCCCTAAGACGGCCGATACACCCTGGTCAGCCCCCTGTGTGATGAAATACGAAGCACTCAAAGCAGTTCCATATCCAGCCGTAGACCTCTTGAGGGTTGTCTTGAGACGGGAGTATTCAGTGGGGACGACGGGCTTGACGAACGCGTAAGTGAGGGACATTCTACATGAAAGTCACTTAAAATCTTTATCCGAGTTAATAGTAAGAATGCCTTGCCAGCTTTGTAGGAAGAAGTGTGGTGTCCCCATTGATTGTAATTATTGTGAAGGTAGTTTCTGTCCGAGTTGCATCAACTTGACGAAACATGACTGTCAGGGTGCGGACATTAAAAAACTGAAGCAACGCAAAGAACTCAAAGAACAGACGGCATTCGAACCGCCACCGAAGTGCTTAAAGATTTGATGGTTTATACAAACATGGCGTCAGATGATCCAATCCGGAATATCATGACTTTGGTGGATGAGCATAGGGACAGTTTACCTGACGGGGTATATCTGGAACTGTGTGACAACATCAAACGTCTATACGCACTTGGAGGAGAAACACAGAAAGTGTATCTCCTCAACCTCACGAATGATTATTTACAAGCACTCGAAAAAGTAGAAACCTTACAACAAGAAATTGTGAATGTGAAACGTGAACTTCTTCGGTCCCGTGTTTCTCGCTTCGAGAATGTTTCTCGACCCATACGTGAAAGTCGCGGTCTCCTCGAAAATCTATTAGGTACTCTCGAACCCACGACCGTTCAGTTTGAAGCCATGCCCCTCCCTCCCAGAAACCAGTGATTGCTGAGATGCCCGAGTGGTCTAAGGGGGGCGACTTAAGATCGTCTGTGCTACGCACGCGCGGGTTCGAACCCCGCTCTCAGCAACTTAAAAACACTATTACATGTATCCGTAGATGACACTTACTCGTGTACATGATATAGCTTCACTCACATTTTTGGCACCCTTTTCCATCATGTGCATCTCTGAAGTATTTTTTGGGTACGTCGTGTATCCGCTTTTCCTTACACACGCACTGTTTATGTACATGAGCCTCGATCTCGTATGGAACGTTTTGAACCCGCATTCATATAGGGATTTAATTTTGTGTCACCACGTTGTGTGTTTACTTGCACTCTCGCGGGCGATGATGTATCCCGAAGAAGCGTTTATCGTGAGTCTCGGTGGTCTAGTTGAAATAGATACAGGTCTTTTGACTCTCAGAAGACTTCTCACTCGTTCATCGTTTGTACATGAAATTGTTGATATATTGTATCGCATATCAAATATATTAATTCGAGTTTTTTACGAAACATTTTTCACTCTATTTATTTTTCACACGTACTCGGAACATTCGTTACTTGTAAAAATGTCTGTGTACCCACTTCAAATTTTCATAAACATTTTCAGTTGCGGGATTTGTCTACTCACATACACGAAACGTAATCCAGCATTAAAGATTAAAATGTAATCAATAGTATAATGACCGACAAGACCAAGCCTAAGCGCAAGCCCAACGCGTACATGAACTTTGTAAAGAAGATGCGACCCAAGGTGGTTAAGGACTTTCCAGACATGACATTCACCGAAATTGGCTCTAAGCTCGGTGAAATGTGGCGTGCACTCACAGACGACGAGAAGAAGAAGTACGCTTAAGGATTTGAAACTATGTATTAATAGATGCCTTTGGGAGTCAAGAAACTGTGTTATGATGCTATTGTGCCTACTCGTGGTTCTGATGGTGCTGTGGGATATGATTTATACAGCTCCGAAGATGCCGTGGTTCCGTGCCAAGCTGGCCGAGCTCTCGTAGGAACGGGTATTTCCATCTCACTCCCCGACGGTGTGTACGGTCGTGTCGCCCCCCGTTCTGGTCTCGCTGTAAAGCATTGCATCAATGTAGGTGCGGGAGTGATCGATCCCGATTACACCGGTGAAATCAAGGTCGTCCTATTCAATCATGGTTTGAAAGACTTTGAAATCAAGAAAGGTGATCGTATTGCTCAACTTGTTTTGGAGAGGTGTGAAACACCTATGATTAAGGAGATTAGTATTGTCGAGGACACTGAGCGTGGATCTGACGGATTTGGATCTACAGGTCAGTAAACGTCTCGTTACAGAACCAGAAATCCTCTGGTGTAGGCATGAATAAAATACCGTGACGCATTGTCATGAAGAGTTTGGCCTTTGTCACGTTAGGGTACGTATACAGTAACCACCTTTCCCAATATTCGGCCCGGAAGAAGTCTTCCCAATCTTCTTGAGAACTTTCCGATATTTTTAACATCTCCCTATGAATCTCACCCTGATCCCTTTCGATTCGCAGCTTCTTAGGAAGGACAGCACCCTTTCTAATAAGTTGTGCACGCATGAGTCTTGGATTTCCATGATCCGTGTAATGTTGAACACCCCGCTCACCAAAATCTATGGATCGCTTGTTTGGGAGTGTTATTCTATGTTTATGTGTGATGGATGGACTCGGTTGTAAGATGACGCGCATTAATACAACATAAGGAAAAAAAAATTGTTATATGAATACAATAATGAAGGTTCTTCCGGTGGGTATTTTCTATATGATTGTACTTCACAAGCTGACACATTTTAGTAAGAAGAAAAAGAAGAAGGTACTATGGATATAAAGATTACAACTATAGAAAGATCATAATGAGCAAGAAACCCGTTGATGTGTCCACTCGTCTCACTCCTGATGAGTTTGCTAAACGCTCGATGGATGCTCGTATGACAGCTGTGAACAAGGCACTTGAAAATGAGAAAGTTCGATATAAGTCTACGAATGACCCCGATAGATTCCAAACATTCCTGGAGAACCGTCTCGAGTTGTGGCGATCTCTCAAATCTGGGGCTATCGATAACACCCGTCTCAAAAAGGGGTACACCACCCGATATTTTGATCACATGTTTGACAAGACGAATGATATCCTAACAAACCTTGAAGCGAGCACTGATTAAACGAGCTTCCTCCCATCGCCCCGACTGCTGAATGATGAGATGTGTACTCGGTTTCATCTTTGAGAGTGAATACCCCTCGCGTAACCTCTTGAATGCGTATTCAAGTGTCTTATTGTTTATACCGGCGCGACGAGCTTTATACTGACGCGTTTCATTTTCTGCCAGAGTGGCACGCTTTTCCGCCTCCACCACCTTTTCTTGAAGACTTGAAATGATGAGTTTTTGTTTTCTCGTCTTCATATCATCACTCCGATTACGAAGCCTATCTTGTAAGTCTGCGATGATTACTTTCTGTTTCCTGATTTTTGCATTTTTCTTCTTGACGACCTTGTCGATTTCAGGTCCAAGATCGATGATGAACTTGGACACCTTACGGGGTCGTGAGGAAGATTTAACCATTTTATAATTTTTTAGTGAATCGCGTTTCACTTAGTTACCGAAAGCGACACCAGCCATACCATTCTTCACACGGAGAATGTTATAGTTGACAGCGTAGACACGCACCATGTTACCGGCACGTGTGCCACCAGTGAGAGAAAGCTTTGCATTGTCGATGCGCGAAAAGTTAAGGGTACCTGTGGGTTGCGACTTGTTCATGGTGATGCAGAACGGCCATGTGAATGTAGACACGGTGCTGAGCGCATCTTGGGGAAGAATGGAACAGTGCATCTCTGGGACGACGTTGTGGTGGAACGTCGATGACATATCTTCAAACAGGGGTGTACCGTTGATGTAGAGTGTAGACCTGTCGAAGGTCCAGTTCGTAGACCACTTGTTCGTGTCAGCTTCCGAAGATACGACGTGGATAGCCTTGACTGGATGGTTGAAATAGGTCAGGTCAACCTCAGTGTCACTGGCACTCATGAGCTGATGTTGGGTTTGAGTGAAGAGAATCTCGTGTTCGGTATTGGTGAAGAATTCGCGCTCGGCTGTATCGAGGTACACGTACGTGCCATACACCTTGACGTTGTTGGGCGCGAAAGTACCCCCACGGCACTTGACGCGAATTTCGACATCGTGGTACTGGAGTGCCACTAGGGGGAGAGACTTGGTCCAATCATCACTGAAGAAGAAAGGGAGGATATAATGATTCGCGAAATTCGCGGAACCGAGTGCGTTCTGAGGAACTTCGTCGAGTGTCACGGCACACGACGCCTTCGCTTGTGTGTCCTTGTAAAGGAGATTGTGTACGCCCTGAATGTAGAGAGAATCGACTTGGGCAACCTTCTGGCCACCGACCCACAATTGGAATTCAGTCGTTGTGGATTCATCCTTGTCGAAAAATCCAGAGTTCGAGTTACCTACACCCCCAATATCGTCACCTTCGATCCACACGTAACTCAGAAGATCACCCTTAGACTTGATTGGGATGGTCACTTCATTACCACTCGCGAATGTACCGATGTAGTCGAGCCTTTCTGGCTTAATTGCAAAGTTGGTGTAGCGCTTGTAGTTCTGACGAAAAAAGCTCACTTCGGGCTGACCAGTGATGTATACATCCTGGGCTCCGACCGATACGAGGTCAATTAAAGCAGCAGACATTTATTAGTAAATGATATTAAAATTTTCGGTAGATGTATACATATTGAGGATGGGTGTTGAATTTCAGGCACTCACATGGGAAACAGTTGACACAGATGATGAACATCTTGTCAGTATTTTCGGAAAGACAGAAGATGGTAGGTCCACTTGCGTGACGACGGCATTCACACCGTACTTCTTTATCAAGTTGCGTGAACGTGTGACACCACAGGCAGTTCAAGAAATCTATCACGTTCTCGATAAGAAGTGTCCCGAATGTCTCGTATCATATTCAATTATGAAATCGAAAGATGTTTGGGGTTTTCAAAATAACAAAGAGTTTGCTTATATGAAACTCGATTTCAAAAATTTAAAAAGTCGTCGTCGGGTCGATTATATGCTGAGAAGCCCGGTTCAATTATCTCATGGAACCGAACGATTTAAAGTATTCGAATCGAATATCGATCCAGTACTTCGTCTGATGCATCGGACTGGTATTCAGTCCACAGGTTGGCTCAACTCAGGTGATTCTTGTGTACGTACACATCTCGCGAAAGTTGATATCGACCTGTTCTGTAACGACTGGAGAACTCTCAAACCTATCGCACGTGACGATATTGCACCGTTCGTTGTGGCATCTTTCGATATTGAGTGTAACAGCTCGACTGGTAAGTTTCCCGATCCGAATGTAAGAGATGACGCGTGTTTTCAAATCGCGATTTCTTTGTGCAAGTTTGGCAGTGCAGAGCCATATGATAAGACATGTTTGTGTTACAAGAAGACTGACACTAACCTAGAAGGATCAAATATCATCAGTTTCGATACGGAGCGAGAAATGCTCGAGGCATTTCATACATATATTCATGAAAAGGATGTGGATATAATGACTGGATGGAACATCTTCGGATTTGATCTTGATTATATTTACACGCGAGCCTTCATGACTGGGTGTAACCCTGAGTTTTTCAAACTTGGAAAGCTGAAGAGCCAAGACTGTGAATTATCCATAAAAAAATTGAGTTCGAGTGCACTCGGTGATAACGTTCTGAAACTTCTTCCGATGAGTGGTCGATTTATTTTTGATATGTTCCACGAGGTGAAGAAGGGGTACAAACTTGACAGTTACAAACTCGACGAAGTTTCGAAACTGTATCTAGGGGATCAAAAGATTGACATGGCACCAAAGGAGATGTTTGCTCGGTATCTGGAAGGTGACCCGGTGAAACTTCGAGAAGTTGCCGAATACTGTATCAAGGATACACTCCTCCCACACAAGCTCATGAAGAAGATGTGCATTTTACTCAATCTCCTGGAGATGGCCAAAGCGACTTGGGTACCTCTCTGTTTCCTCGTGGAAAGAGGTCAGCAAATCAAAGTGTTCAGTCAGCTCACAAAGAAAGCGCGTGAGATGGGATTCATGGTTCCCACAATTCGGTACGGTCAACTTCCAGAGGAACCGTATGAAGGTGCGACTGTACTAGAGGCGCAAAAGGGTGCATACTATACCCCTATCACAGCTCTCGATTTTGAAGCCCTGTATCCATCAATCATGATGGCACATAACCTCTGTTACTCATCATACGTGATGAACGAGAAAGATTATGGAAATGTACCTGGTATCGAATATGAGACGTTTAAAATTGGTGACAGAACATACAAATTCGCACAGGATGTACCGAGTCTTCTTCCTGCTATCCTTCTAGAGTTAAAACAGTTTCGTAAAAAAGCAAAAAAGGATATGGCGACCGCAACTGGATATATGAAAGAAGTGTATAACGGTAAACAGTTGGCTTATAAGATTTCGATGAACTCTGTATATGGATTCACTGGTGCAGGGAAGGGTATTCTCCCATGTGTACCTATTGCATCAACAACGACATTCAGGGGTCGTGCGATGATTGAAGAAACAAAGAACTACGTCGAAAAGAATTTTCCAGGTGCAAAAGTGAGATACGGTGACACCGATTCTGTCATGGTCGAATTTGACGTAGGTGACCGGAAAGGTGAAGAGGCTGTCAAATACAGTTGGGAAATCGGTGAAAGGGCAGCCGAAGAGTGTTCCGCCTTGTTCAAAAAACCAAACAATCTTGAACTCGAAAAGGTATACTGGCCCTATTTCTTGTACTCGAAGAAACGATATGCGGCGAAATTGTGGACACAGGGGAAAGATGGGAATATGCACATGGACTACATAGATATCAAGGGTCTGCAGGTTGTTCGTCGAGATAATACACCACATGTTCGGGAGGTGTGTAAGGAACTTCTAGATGTTGTACTGACATCAAGTGATACCGGTCCACCTAAAGAATTAGCAAAGGAGCGTGCGATTGAGCTTCTTTCTGGAGACGTATCGAATGATAAACTGATTCTCAGTCAGTCCCTCTCAGACTCGTACAAAGTAAATGGTCATAGTGTGTCGGTCACGAGTTCTGAAAGTTGTAACATTAATCAGGCACATGTCCAGGTTGTGAATAAGATGCGGGAACGTAAACCCGGTTCGGAGCCACAATCCGGTGACCGTGTACCATATCTACTCACGGATACCGGTGACCATAAGGCAAAGGCGTTTGAAAAATCGGAAGATCCCAAGTATGTAGAGGAAAACAACATCCCAGTGGATTACAAATACTACTTCATCAATAAATTCCTTAATCCGGTGTGTGATCTCTTAGACCCACTTTTTGAAAACACAAAACAAGAAATCTTCGGTGAATTGATTAATCAATGTAAACCGCCACCCAAAAAACGTGAACCATCTCTCAGTGGTATGAAAAAGGCGGATCTCGTCGAGGAGTGTAAGCGTCTCAACCTCGAATCATCTGGAACCATTCCAGACCTTAAACTTCGTATAAAAAATGCAAGAGTACCCAGAGAAGAAAGTCTTGAAGACTTATTTAAAAAATACGAGCAAGAAAGCATTAAGTAATGAACTTTCGAGATAAGATTTCAGAAGTGATCGAAGAAGAATTTGAAAATCGTATTGACACTGCACTAACTGGATACGCCGAAATCATTGCTAACAAATATCAGATCAGATTGGCATCTCTACTCAAGGATATCCCAACATTCTCGACAAACCCAATCTGTCGGGGAACAAAACCAGATGGATCTAGGTGTACGTTCAAGGGTACGTACGATGGTTACTGCGGTAAGCATCATAAACAAGGAGAACAAATTAAACAGAGGAAGCATGTCACTATCATTAATGGGCATACACATGGACCTGGATTTAGAAATGTTATAGGGTGTCCGGGTTGTGAAAAATCTTCATCTTCGAAGGGACTTATAGATTTGGATTCTATTATTGACAATGAGTAAAACAGATATTCTGCTAACATCAATAAATTCATTCTACAACGAAGAGGACAATCGGTCCAAATTACTGAATATACTAGATAAGTCGAGTGGCATCTCTTTGAGGAATCTTGAGTGGTTCATCACCAGTTATGCAAAAAAGAATCATACGTCATACAAGACAACTGACGGTAAGATTTTCACAGTGCATTATGCATATAAATCAAGTCTAGACGGGTACAGTAAGAAACTTTTTGACCCTTTTTGTAGGTCTGAAAAGTTTGCGTATACAGTTCCCGGAACATCTCATGAAATCCATACAACCTTAGCACAGTTGAATTTCATCAAATGGTGTATCAAGAATAACATCATCGATTATATTAGGGATAATAAGACATCTCTTTTCACAAAGTAAAACGGGGTTTCTCGACACTTCATCAAAGTGTCCAAAAACTTAAAACAGTATTTTTCCAACACCATCCTTGATGCTGAGAACGTTATAGCTTTTAGCGATTACGATTACTTCCTTTTCTACATGAATGGTATATGGTTCTGTGATACTCGAAGGTGTAGTGTTGGCGTATGAACCATCATCGGACAATGTCACTTGTATGATAGCATCCTTGATCATACTAAAATTTAAATTTCCAGATGGTTCCATATTATCTGGATGTAACGCGAAACTGTACATGGTTAAATTACTTTCGTATGGGGATTGTTTGTGATATATATCGGGTATACATGCGGACAAAAATTGGTGAGAACCCGTTGTATCATCCAAAATTGGTAATCCATCACAACTCAAGGTTACGTGTTTTTGACGCATGTATATACACGGTACCGGTTTTTGGAATACTGCGGTAGGATTATTTGTGAATGGAGAATCGGGTCTACTCGCATTAGATAACGCATTTAAAGTATTGATTTCTTCGGTGGTGAGTGGTTTATATTTTTTCTTAGCTATAAAATAGAGTTCTTTGACGCAATTTTTTAAATCTAAGCGATACTTTCCATTGATCACCCCTCTTCCCATAGCAAATTCATTATGCTGTTTTTGTTCAATCAAAAGATCTTTACACTCAGATTTTATTTTAAGTCTTTCGGGTGTATCTAGATGTATAACATCCATATTAAGTATGAAATCCGAAAGTTGAAAATTCTCACTTTTATGATCATTGGTGTAATCCCATTCTGATTTGGGTTTCGACGTGTCAAAATGTGTATTATCCACCGGAAAAAGAACCTCCCTACCATCTCGAAGTTTCATCCGTATTTTGAGTTCCTGTGATTGTATGGAACATAAAGGAAGTCCATATTTTGGACGATTGTGAAAATAAAATGGGAGCTCCACCATGAAGTTAAAAATCGCACGATTCCTGAGACCAACTAAATAATTCCCTTCTAATAGACGGTGGAATTGTCCATTAACCTTGTGTGTACCGTAATGAAAACGCGGTGTATATCTGTCGTCGAAACTGGCATTATATTTAGTGGGATTAAAGCGTAACCCATGTATAAACCCATTTGTTTTATTATATGTAGAAGGTGACTGTGTGGTAGTATGAATATGTATATCATCTGATGTGAGTCGGTCGATTAATTGATCACCCAAATAAAGATCTATGTACTCAAATACACTTATACCAAATTGATCTACTACATATACTGCAGCGCTATCAGTATTAAGTACATTTAAATTATCAGGAATACTAAAACTGATAGACAATCCATTTATGATATCACCACTATTAGCTGGTATAGAAAATTCGACATGATCACCCGTTTTCACAACTTTTTGACCGTCTGGAGTGATCTTAATGGTTTCTTTCGCAAAATGTGTATGTTTCGAAAATCTATGATTGAAATACGTAAAATCTGGATTACCAGTTAATTGCTCGGTTAATAATCCACTCGCAGCAATTTGAACTTTACCAGCCATTATATTATTTACATATTAAAATTTTAAGCCAGCTAACCCACTTGAGTAATGTAAAATGTTGTAACTCTCGGCATATATCTGACATTCGTTTACTTGGTCAATATATCTACCACCTCCCATCAGTTCAGTTTCAGGTACAGTTATCTCGAACTCCTGGTTAATGATACGACTAAAG